AGTATTATCAACACGATGACTGTTAGCGTTACAATTTACAGCAGCAAAGGTGCGGGCTTACCTGGCGACATCGAGCAGGAGAGCATAGCGCCGTGCCTGCTCTCTGAGTACCTGTCAGGGCACGATGCAGACTATGCTGAACGAGTAGATGCACCTTTGTCCGTAACGCTTAACGGGCTTCCTGTCGCGTTTGAGCAGTGGTCAGATACTCGACTCAATGCCGGTGATGATTTGCAGATCCAGATTGAGCCGTTAGGCTTCGACCCTTTCACTTGGATCATCATCGCGGTAACTGTTGCAACCGCCGGTTATGCCATCTATGTGGCGTCCAATATCCCTGACAACGTCGGGCAGTCCAGCAAGCCGCAAGGGTCGAGCATCTACCGCGCCGACCTGCAATCAAACACACCGAAGAAGAATGGCACCGTCCCTGAAATATTCGGCAAGATGCCGCGCTATCCTGACCTGATCACACCAACCCATCGCAAGTTTATCGACCACGAAGAATGGATCTATCTAGGTCTTTGCGTTGGGGTTGGCAAGTACAGCATTGCTGACGCAGATATCCGCATCGGGGAGACTCCGGTTGCCAATTACGCCAGTGATGTTAGTTACGATATTGTCCAGCCAGGCGTGTCAGTTGCAGCCATAGCGGCAAACGAGCACTGGTATACTAACCAAGAGATTGGCAGCACATCGGGCACCAGCGGCCTGGAATTGCACAGCAACACGCAGGCGCTGATCGAAGCCACGCACCTATACACCTTTTCAGCCAAGACCATCACACAGACAGACTCTGGCTCAACGGCGGTTGACTGGGCTTTAGTGGTTGGCAATCGGTTCGCTATCACGCCAGACTCTGGTTACAACATTGGATTTTATGAGGTAACCGCTGTCACAACCAACGTGCTGACAGTTGAAAAGCTGTTATTTGCGGGGACAATTGACGGTGCCTTTACTTGGATTTATGACCCTGACTGGTCAGCGTTTACAACTGACGGGCCAGGCGAGGCTGACGCGTCATTCACGCAAGACGAGGGGGACTGGTCAACATGGTACAATGTCCTTCCCGAAGGCGAGACTACTGACACGCTGGAGATTGACATACGTTACCAGCGTGGTCTGGGTATTTACGACGATCAAGGAAACCTCACATCTACCACCGTTGACGTTGAATATGAGACCAGACCAGTTGGCGGCAGTTCAACCGCAGCGACTATCAGCAAGTCAGGCGCTACCAATGACGAGCAAGCCTACACCATAACGGTTGACCTTGGCTCTGCCATCGAGCCGCAGATCCGTTTTCGCCGCATCACCCGCGAGAGGGAAGATTCAAAGGTTCTTGAAGATGTCGAGATTGTCAGGGTCAAGGCACAACTCGCCGCAGCGTCAAGCTATGCCGATATTACTAGCATCTTCTTTGCCATCCGTGCCACCAACGCCATCAGCCTTAACGCTGAGAAGAAACTGAACTTGGACGCACAGCGACTGCTGCCGACTGCTGCCGCGTACCTTGCATGGACATTTGGCGAAGCGTCGGCGTTGACCCATAGCGCTCACAGTGAGATTGCCGCGCCGTTTATCTACCTGACACTCGACAGCGGTTATGACAAGTTCGACATTGACCGCACACAGATGGCGGCACTCCAGACAATCTGGACCTCCAGAGGCGATACCTTCGACGCCGAGATCAGCGACGAGTCAACACTGTTTGAGCTACACAAAAGAATTATGGCAGTGGGATATGCAGAGCCGACCATTGAAGGGCAGTTGATTACCGCACAGCGCGACGTTGCCAGAACAACCTACGACTACCTTTACACGCCTGACAAAATATTGCCGCCAGGTATCAGCAGGCCAGGTGAGCTATACGACGAAGGTGAGAACGATGGCGTTGAGATTGAATATTTCAACACATCAACCCGACAGAATGAAACCGTCACATACACACTGACGGCAGCAGGGGACACCACCAACCCTGTCAACCCTAAGCGCATCAGGGCGTTTGGCATCACCGACGAAACAAAGGCGTGGCGGTTCGGTTCCATTGATCGCAGGCGCTCACACTTCAAGCCTGATCAGATCCACTTCAGCACAGAGATGGACGGATTGAATTCCACTTACCTATCATCACCAGCGGTTGCCGATGACATGATGACTGCAAGCCAGTCGGGAATGGTCACGGCTTACGACGACGGCACCCAGACTATAACAGTCGATAGGGATTTGGACTATGTTGATGGCGAGTCTTACTGGATGGCATTCTCAAAGCCTGACGGAACCATGACGCAATTATTTGCCGCCTCCGTTAACTCTCCATCTGTCTGGTCGCTGTCTGATGTGCTTGGCTTTGTACCGGTTCTGGATGGCAGCGCGGAACCTCCCATCTTTGCATTCGGAACCGCTGACAGTTGGGCAACGCACGTTATCGTTAGAGACATCCAGCCGCAGGGTCAGGATTCTGTGAAGCTGATCTGCGAGGAACATATAGCAGCAATTTGGGATGACATAGACGGAGCGCCCGCGTAATGGCTACTTGGCCCGCTATCCCTGCTTGGCTGATGGGCGTATCAATCAACGTCGAGCCTGTGCTGCGGTCTTCAACGCCAGGCTATGCTTCCCAGCGCAGAGCGTTCGACCGGCGTAACGATATCATGGACGCGACATTAAGCCTGACAGCGGCAGAGTTCGCCACGTTTGAAACCTTTGTCCAGACCACACTGAACCAAGGCTCTGACCAGTTCACCGGCCCATATTACGACGGGGCAGGGTATCGGACTGGAACCGTGCAACTGGTGGGCGGCAACTATGCGCCGGTCTGGAACGGGTCACACTTTGATGTGTCGGCACAGTTGCAGGTATTCGACCGGCGAGACCCAGATTCAAACGACCTCTTTGAATTACTCTTTGATATTTCGATATCAACCTTTTCCGATTCCGTTGTTGACCTTCTCGCGGGATACTATCCAGAGTGACTAAATTATGACAGACGCAGTAACCGCACTGGTTAACCTTGAAACCGCCATTGCCAACCTTAATTCAGTTTTGCAAGGTTCTTCTGGTGAAAGCGTAACCATTGGCGGTGTTTCAAAGCCGACAATCAGCAAAGCCATTGCGGATGCCTATGCCGGAATAAGCGCGTTGGTATCTGGTCACCTGGCGTATGAGACAAAAGCCCTGATGGACGCGGCAGGAGCACCACCAGCAGGCGAGTTGGCAGAGGTGTGGAAAGACACAACGCCAGCGAACAACGGGGTTTATGGTTACACTGGCGGCGCATGGGTGTTGTCGGAATATTACAACCTGGCACTGGCGCGTGTCATTGGCTTGGCTGACGCGCTGAAAAGAAACAACGAGGAAATATTTACTCGTGGTTTGAATATGTATGACAAAACAGTGGCAGGGACGCCGGATTATTATTTGAACGCCAGCGGCGCGGAAATAAGCGCAGTCGGGTCGTGGACTATTACAGAATACATGCCTGCTTTTGAGGGCATGGTGTATGCCTACCAGGGTTTTTTTGGCGCTGGTACTACGGGCATATGCTGCTACGACAAAGACTTTGTATTGATCGGCGTTATGACTCGCCCGACAACGAATGCGGGAACCGTTACCACTTTGCCGCTAACCGCTTACATCCGCGTGTCATTGCGTCCCGCTGACAAGGCCGCGTTCATGATGGAAATCGGCAGCTCGCAAAGCACCTATGAGGCGTATTCTCTTGGCGCGATAAAGCTTAATCTTTTGCCTGATTTGAGCGAAGCCATAGTGTACGGTTTTCCTCAAATCGACAATGGGGAACTATTTACGCAAGGCAAAAATCTATTCAACGAAAACAGAACAGGAACGGTTGATTTTTATCTGGATGGATCAGGCGTGGAGACAGCAGCAGCCACCTGGATGATCAGCGATTATATCCCTATTGATGCGGGCATAGAGTACGCCTACCAGGGGTTCCACGGCATAGGCACTGCGCGCTTTTGCACATACGACATACAGTTGAATTTGCTAGAAGTCCTCGACAGTGTGGCCGACGCAAACACGGGAACATTTACAGCAGGAGCGGGGGCTTTTTTTGTGCGGTTCTCAATGCTCGCGGCAAATAAAGGTGCGTTTATGCTGGAGGTTGGATCTTCGCAAACCGCGCACGAAGATTACTCGGGAGTGATGCACGACTATTTGATGCCATATGGGGTGAGTAATATCACGCACTATGCCAGAGCGTCAGGAGATGAGATCCTAGATAGGAGTGTTAATTTATACGATAAAAATCAAACGCACACAGTTGATTTTTATCTGAGTGAAAGCGGCGTTGTTACTGCCGGTGGAACGTGGAGAATTACAGATTACATTCCTATTTTTGAAAGTTACGATTACGCATTTCAAGGATATTGGGCCGCTGGTACGACTAGCTTTTGCACCTATGACAAAGACCTAAACCTTTTGGAAGTTTTCACAACGACAGGGGATGACTTCGGAACATTTACGGCTGGCAGAGGTGCGGTATACGTTAGGTTTTCGTTACGCATTACAACGGACACTAACAGGTTTATGCTTGAGTACGGGGTGACCCAAAGCACTTACGAGGCTTATTCAGTAGTTGTTAAGCCCGAACTAATACCAACAATGGCCGATTTCAGCGCAGTCAACATTGCCGTTTTTGGTGATAGTATTACCCAAGGGACAGGCAATTGGCCAGCTCAGTTTGAACCGATTATATCGCCTGCATCATTGAATAATCAGGGCGTGAGTGGTCAGCAGTATACATGGCTCGACGCTGACCCGGCATCGTCGGGTATTACGTTTTGGAAATCTATACTAGCCTATCAAGCGTCAGCGCCCACAACGCCAGACGCCATAATTATTGCGCTTGGCACGAATGACTACACCGACCCGCTGGGCAGTTATGCTGACGCTTTCGCGCAGTCCGAAGCGACCACGACGCACCTCACGATGGCAGGGGCAATGCGGAAAGCGTTGTTTAAGCTGCAAACAGATTACCCAGACGCGCAGATTTTTTGCTGTACCCCGATAAGCCGCGATGGGCAATATCCAACGCTGCTGGCTATCGCGGATATTATGAAGGCGATTTGCAACCGTATGAGTATAAAAGTTATTGATTGCCTGCACCTGTCAGGGATCAACGAAGAATTCGAGCCTGGCCGCTACACAACGGATGGCGTTCACCCGATTTTAGCGGGCCAGGTTGTTCAGGGGCGGTGCATCGCCAAAGAGTTTGAAAAGTTGTATTACTTCGACAGCTAACAGCGGGGCGGCAGGTCACAGACGGGTCGCGCTATGAGGCATCTATTACTGCTCCTGCTGGCTGGCTGCGCCAACACCACAACAGTCTCCCAGCGCCAAGACTACACCATGCCGACGCTCTACACGGTCACGGTCGCAGTAGTCCCGCTGTCGGCTGTCAGGCAGGTTTGTGTGGCGCCTGGCGCACTTGGCTGCTCATACTGGACAACTGACCATCGGGCGGCGGTTTGGCTGTCTGATGGTCAGTATGCAGAGCATGAATTCGACCATCTGATTTATGGCCCGCTGCACACCAAACAATCAAGCACAAAATAGAGAGCATCTTATGCCATACGACATCCCAATAAACTCAAACTTTGTCGCGATGGCTGCGGCTGAGATATTCCAAAGCTACGGCCA